CCAAAAAAATGCTCCGGGGGTCTTTTCAGGCCTTTCTTCTTACTCCGAGGGCTTTGAAAGGAGGTCGAAAGTCTAGTGAGGCGCGCCAAAAGTGACCCGCCAAACGAAAGAACTCAGCGAGCACCGGCAGAAACTCCAGAGGATAGAGAGAACCAACTCACTTCCTTGGCTTACGACCTCGCTGAGAAGCAGTTGAGAGAGGGAACGGCCTCATCGCAGGTCATCACGGAGTTTTTGAAGCGCGGGTCAACGCGCGATAGGCTCGAGAGAGTCAAGCTTAAAGCCGAAGGCGAGCTGCTCGAAACGAAACGTATTCTGATGGAAGCGCAAAGGGAGAGCGAAAGCCTCTACGCGCAGGCGATCGATGCGTTCCGAGCATATTCGGGTGAAGCACCGCCGCAACAGGAGCCTGAGTATGACGACTTCGAGGATTAGAACGTATTCTCAATTAGCGATGCTCAGGACGTTCGAAGATCGATTCGAATACCTCTCTTTAAAGGGAGAGGTTGGTTGTGCTACCTTCGGTGGAAATCGATGGATCAATCAACAGTTCTATACCTCTCGGGAATGGCGTCGTCTTCGCTACGATGTCATATCCAGAGACGAAGGATGTGATCTCGGCATTGAGGGTTTTGAGATCCACGACAAGATCATCGTGCATCACATTAATCCGATCGATGAAGAGGACATCCTGCATGGCACGGCCCGTGCGTTGGATCTGGACAACCTGATTTGTACGACGCACGACACGCACAACGCAATCCACTTCGGGGATGCGAGTCTTCTCACGAAGCCGTATATTCCTCGAAGCCCAAACGACACTCGATTGTGGTAGGAGAATCATGCCCCCCGCCAAGAACACCCCTGAGAAGCCGGTCCCCTCGACCGCCTCTGACGAGACTCAGATCGAGGCTGCTCTCGCTCGAACCACGCAGGACGGCAAGGGTGCCGATCCCGTTCCGCCGGCGGACTTCGAGTCCTTCGCGACCGAGGGCGTCGAGAAGAAGTCCCTGTTGTCCGTCGAAGAGGTGACACATCAGGTCCTGGCTGGCCGATGGGGCGCCACCGCCGCGGGTTCCATCAAGAACCTCAAGGACGCGGGCTACGACACCGACGCCGTGTGGGCGGAGTTCGAGCGCCGCAAGGCCGGTGGAGCACCGACCGCTTTCTGACAGGAGAGTCATGACCACGATCAACTACGACCTTCCTGTGAAAGATCTGATCGCTGGTCTTGACGCGACAGGTCACGTCACACACACGCAACACCGCAAGACGCACGTCACGCTGCATCACAACGGCGGGATCCTTTCGCACGAAGGTGTTCTGTCGGTCTGGCAGACGCGCCCCGCTTCTGCTCATTTCGATGTGGACCGTCCAGGCGCCGTGGCTCAGTACGTCCGAGTCAACGAGTACGCTTGGGCGACGGGCGACACGGAGGGAAACCAGCGGTCCATCTCCATCGAGATGAGCAACGAGACTGGTGGTCCCAACTGGTCGGTCGCCGAAGCAACCTGGAAGTCCGCCGGCCGTCTCGCGGGATGGCTGTTCGCTCGAGTCATTGGTACTCGGCCCACCGAGGACACGCTGGTTGTTCACAAGTACTGGAACGCCACGGACTGTGCGGGTCCGTACATCGATCGGGTGTACAGCCAGATCCTGACCATCGCCCGACAGACGTACGATCGCATCGTCTCGGGTCACGAGATCGACGACATCACCAGAAAGAGGGAAAGCGTGATCCAGATCGTGAAGGGCACCGACAGTCCCGCGCACTACGTCCTGGAGATCACGGGCGACGGGATCCGCAAGTCGCACATCTCCACCGAGGCCATCCTCGACCTGTACCGGACCATGCTCGGCAAGGTGGACGAGGAGGGCGAACTCATCAAGGCGCCGGTCGAGGTCAAGCCCCAGTGGATGATCGACACCGTCAGCAACGGGCCGACGCTCTAGTTCGGGTCAAAATGGTAGTTCTCAAGGAGGACTGACATGCCACTGGGTTCGGCGCCCACGAGCAAGATCGACATTGATTACACCCGGGCCCAGGGCGCACCCTCAACGGGCCGAATTCTGTTCCAGCCCCCGCGTCAGTCTCTCGGTTCGACCATGCTGTCCAACGCCGCCGTTCCTGTCGATCTGATCGACGGCGTTGCGACGGTCGATTTGGCTCGACTTCCCGCGGGTACCTACAGGGCCATCGAACAGCTGGATGGTTTGAACCAGCGTTCTTTCAATTTTGCCCTTCCGTTGACTGCCCCAGAATCGATTCGGTACGAGGACATCGTACAGGTCGTCCCTGTCCCGACTGGTTTCACTTACGTTGCCAAGATCAACGGGATCTCACCCAATCCCACCACGGGTAACATCGAGCTCGAAGCTCTTGAAGGACCACAGGGTCCTCCGGGAACGAACGGAACCAACGGTCTTGACGGCACTGCAGGACCAAAAGGAGACAAGGGCGATAAAGGGGATCCTGGCGATGATGGTGTTAACGGCACTGACGGTCTGGATGGCGAGGCTGGACCTAAGGGCGATAAAGGGGACAAAGGTGATCCCGGCGACGACGGTGCTGATGGCGCTCCTGGCTCTCCGGGCACCGACGGAAAAGACGCCTCCGAGCTCTATCCATCATCCGAAGCCGGCTACAAAGCCTGGACTGCGGATCCTCAGCTCTGTGCCGCTGACTTCAACCACAACGGAGGAGTCCTCCTCCTGATGCGTTTCCAGTGGAAGGACGTTGTGACCTCGCTCACCGAGCTGGGTTTCTGCGTCACTTCTGCGGCATCGGGTCCTGGGGCATATTCTGGTGTCGCGGTGTACGCTGACGGCCAGGGCGTTGTGAATCGTCTTGGTCAATCCAATGATGCTGGGGCTCAATGGACTACTCAAGGCCCCAAATCCATCGCTCTCGCATCCGCGGTATCTGGAATGGTTGACGGCGCGTTCTACTGGGGTGCGATTCTCTGGAACGGGAGCGGTGCAGGAAAGATCGCCGGTGTGCCAGCAACCATGCTGTTGACGTTAGCCAACGTCGGCAAGAGGCGCTCGGTATATCTGACTGGTCAGTCGTCGTTCCCCTCGACGATCGATATTTCCGCCGCGACTCTCAACAATGCGACATACTGGATGACCGCCAAGTAGCTGTCCTAGGAGGTGTTTGTGACAGACAGCATTCTGGATTCGATCAAAAAAGTGTTGAACGTTGAAGCGAGCGACACGGCGTTCGATCCAGACATCATCATGCACATCAACTCGGTCTTTAGCACGCTTAACCAACTCGGGGTGGGACCCGATGAAGGTTATATGATCGAGAACAAGGACGCTGTCTGGGACTCGTTCCTCGGCGGTGATATTCGACTCAACAACGTGAAGAGTTACATGTATCTCCGCGTTCGTCGATTGTTCGATCCTCCAGGAACGTCCTTCCTGAACGAAGCGATCTCCCAGCAAATTCAGGAACTCGAGTGGAGAATCAACGCTCAGAGAGAGGACGTCCAATGGACCCAGCCGCTGTAAAGGAGACCTTGCTTCGCTCCGGAATTCGGCATTCCGGGGTGAAGGGTATGAAGTGGGGTGTCCGGAAGGATCGCGGACACGAGGGGGAGCGTGTCAAGCTCAAGAAACTTCCCAAGCTTGACAAGAAATGGGCGCAGCAATTTGAGGGCATTTCCGGATGGGCCAAGGTTAATAACTTGGCTGCCGATCATCTGAATGGCCCCAACGGTCGGTTCGCGAAGCTGGCTGCCCGGCCACAATACAAGGGCAAAGACTTCAAGGATCCGAAGAACAAGGCGTTGTACCAGAAGTATCTGGACGACGGCACGAAAGAGGTCAACGCTGCTTGGCGCCAGGTCGCGAAGGAAATGGGCGTCAATCCTTCGGGAACTCAGCGATTGCAGACCGTCATCGACCCGGCCAACGGGATGGCATATTACAAGTTGGCCGACGTCAAGCATTCTGGCCTGGACGATCCTTCCGTCGTGATGGTCGCTGAGTTGGATGCGAACGGTTATCTCATCAACATGAAGATGGTGGATGAAGATACCGGCGAGATCAAGCACTTCGGCATCAAGGGAATGCGTTGGGGTAAGAAGAAAGCGCATCCTCTCACCTCCGAAGCCAAGCAGAAGCAAGGTGTCAAAGACAAGGTCAAGAAAACCAAGGTCGGTTCGGTTTCCAACGCCGATCTGCAGGCAGCCATTCGACGAATGCAGCTGGAGCAGGATTTCAAGCGTCTTTCGGTCAACGAGAAGTCGGGTGTCGCCCGTTGGGTTTCTTCGACCATGCTGGAGATCGGAAAGCGCGAAGTTCAAGCTGTAGCAGCTAAGAAGGTCGCGGCTTTGGTCGCAAAGAAGGTAGCAACAGGCGGAGTAGCATAGAAAGGAGGGTTGTTGATGGCGCTGTCGAATACTGCGGTTCCTCGCTATTACGGCGAATTCCGCGACGCGGTTCTGCGCGGGGATATCCCCGTAAATCGTGAAATCTCTCAGGAGATGAACCGGATCGATGCGCTCATCGAGAACCCGCATTTCTACTACGACGACACAAAGTTGGAAGGGTTCATACTCTTCTGCGAAAATGAACTGACGTTGACTGATGGTACCGATCTGAATCTGCTCCCCTCATTCAAATTGTGGGCTGAGCAAATTCTGTGTTGGTATTACTATGTCGATCGTTCGGTCTGGAACATCCACACAAAGAAATTTGAAACTCAGAAGGTAAAGCTTCGTCTCGTTACGAAGCAATTCCTGATTGTTGCCCGTGGTGCTGCCAAATCGATGTATGCGTCATGTCTTCAGGCATATTTCTTGACTGTTGATACGGCAACGACACATCAGATTACCACAGCGCCTACGATGAAACAAGCCGAAGAAGTGATGAGCCCATTTCGAACGGCCATCACTCGAGCTCGTGGTCCTCTGTTCAAGTTCCTGACTCAAGGTTCTATGCAGAACACCACGGGCAGTCGTTTTCTTCGTCAGAAACTGGCTGCGACGAAAAAGGGAATCGAGAACTTCCTGACGGGAAGCCTTCTCGAAGTCCGTCCCATGTCAATCAATAAGTTGCAGGGTCTTCGACCTAAAATTTCCACGGTTGACGAATGGTTGTCTGGTGATATTCGAGAGGATGTCGTCGGAGCAATTGAACAGGGCGCTTCTAAGGAAGACGATTGGTTGATCGCAGCCATCAGTTCCGAAGGAACCGTCCGAAACGGAGCTGGTGATACCATCAAGATGGAGCTTGCGTCTATCTTGAAGGGCGAATACTATGCCCCCCATTATTCCATTTGGCATTATCGACTCGATGAGATCGATGAGGTTGCTGATCCGGAAATGTGGGTGAAAGCTCAGCCCAACATCGGCCTGACGGTGTCGTACGAGACCTATCAGCTAGACGTTGAGCGAGCCGAAAAAGCCCCTGCGGCACGGAACGACATTCTGGCGAAGAGGTTCGGTATTCCCATGGAAGGGTATACTTTCTTCTTCACCTATGAAGAGACGTTGGTCCACCCGTCTCGGCATTTCTGGGAGATGCCGTGCTCGCTCGGTGCCGACCTTTCGCAGGGCGACGACTTCTGTGCGTTCACATTCCTTTTCCCTCTGCCCAGGGAGAAATACGGAGTCAAAACGCGCAGCTATATTTCGTCACTGACTCTGAGTCGACTTCCAGGCGCACTCAGACACAAGTACGATAATTTCCGGAAAGAAGGAAGCCTCCACATTCTTGAGGGAACCGTCTTGGACATGATGGAAGTCTACGACGACCTTGAGAATCATATCCTCGAGAACCGTTACGATGTTCGATCCTTCGGATACGACCCATACAACGCGAAAGAATTTGTCACGCGTTGGGAAGCCGAAAATGGTCCTTACGGCATCGAGAAAGTAATCCAGGGCGCGCGGACCGAATCGGTTCCCCTTGGAGAATTAAAGAAAATGAGCGAGGAACGTCTGCTCATTTTCGATGAAGAGCTGATGTCGTTCACTATGGGTAATTGTATTACTCTGGAGGACACTAACGGCAACCGGAAGCTGTTGAAGAGACGCTCCGATGAGAAGATCGACAACGTGGCGGCCATGATGGACGCTTACGTGGCATACAAACTGCACAAGGAGGCGTTCGAGTGACGAGAGGAGGTAGCAATACGTGGGCTTCAAAGACTGGCTGAGTCACGCCTGGAATGTTTTCAGGACGCTGGACCGTGGCGATCCGTTTGAGTCTGTAGCGAACTATGGGAGTCGTCCCGATCGAGTTCGCCTCCGTTTCTCGAACGAAAAATCGATTGTCTCATCCATCTACACTCGTATGGCGATCGATGTCGCAGCGATTGGTGTTCGTCACGTTCGTCTGGACGATCTCGGTCGTTACGAATCCGACATAGACAGTGGGTTGAACCAATGTCTGAACGTGTCGGCGAATGTTGACCAGCGGCCACGATCCTTCCGTCAAGATTTGGCGATGACGCTGTTCGATCAGGGCGTTGCTGTCATCGTTCCGGTCGATACGACCTTCGATCCGAACGTCTCTGGAAGTTTCGACATCCAGACTCTCCGAATCGGGGAAGTTGTCCGGTGGTCACCGCGGCGTGTACGAGTCTCTCTGTACAACGATGAGATCGGCAAACGCGAGGAAGTGACGGTCGACAAGAAGTTCGTAGCGATCGTGGAAAATCCTCTCCATGCTGTTATGAACGAAACGAACTCGACTCTTCAGCGCCTCATCCGCAAACTCAATTTGTTGGATGTGGTTGACGAACAGACCAGTTCGGGCAAGCTGGACATGATCATCCAGCTTCCGTACACGATCAAGTCGGAGGCGAAACGCAAGGCCGCCAACGACCGCCGGGCCGACATCGAAGCCCAGCTTCGAGGAAGCCAATACGGTATCGCGTACGTCGACGGCACCGAAAAGATCACTCAGTTGAATCGTCCAGCTGAAAATCAGCTTCTGAAGCAGGTCGAGTACCTGACTAAGTTGTTGTATAGTCAGTTGGGTCTGACTGAGAAGGTGATGGACGGCACCGCAGACGAAGCGGAAATGCTGAACTATCACGAGAGGACAATCAAGCCGATTGTCACGTCTATCGTGGAAGCAATGCGATGGTCTTTCTTGACCAAGACGGCGAGAAGTCAGCGTCAGAGCATTCTGTTCTTCCGCGACATATTTGCCTTGGTTCCGCTGGGTCAGATTGCGGAACTGGCAGATAAGTTGACCCGAAATGAGATCGTGACGGCCAACGAGATCCGTGGAATCATCGGGTTGCCGCCGGCTAAGGAGCCCAAGGCTGACCAATTGATCAACAGCAACATGCCTGCGAACAAACGCGGGGATCCAGAAACCAAGGCTCCTGAGCTCTCCGAGTCCGGGCCTCCGTCCCAAGCGGCTAACGCTTCAACGTGAAAGGAGACGCCGTGGAGAACCACGATTTCAGTGGTTTCGCAACCGTGGCGAATCGCAAGTGCTCGGACGGACTGACGATCATGCCTCAGGCCTTCGCGCACATGGACAAGGCCAAGGTTCCCCTTGTCTTCCAGCACATCCACACCGACCAGAAGCAGGTCGTCGGCCACGCCATTCTCGAGCACCACGACAAGGGCGTGTACGCGTACGGTTTCCTCAACGAGACCGATGCTGGCAAGAACATGAAGTTGTTGATCCAGCACGACGACCTCGATTCTCTGTCGATCTTCGCGAACAACGTGACAATCAAGGAGAAGAACAAGGTCGTTCACGGAAACATCCGTGAGGTCAGCGTCGTGTTGTCGGGCGCAAATCCTGAGGCGAAGATCGACTTCGTTCGCGTCATGCACGGCGAGGGATCCGACGAATACACGGAGCTCGACGACGAAGCGATCATGGTGTTCGGCGAGAAGATCGAACACGGGCCGCATCTCATCGATGGCGACACCATCGAGCACAAGACCAACCAGGACGTCTGGGACTCCCTCGACGAGGACCAGCAGAACCTGTTTTAC